CGTATTTAATACTTCGGTAAAAGTTGAAACCGATGAGCGAGTTCTAAACATGCTGAATAGATTTGAAGGTTTAACCCATGCCCACACCGCGATTATAGAAACCTTTGAAGGCATAGAAAGAGTAGAATGACTTTACCTTACGTGTACAAGTTGACTGATAAGGTTACTGTAAAATGGTACATTGGGAGCCGTACGGCTAAGGGTTGCGAGCCTTTAGAGTTAGGAGTAAGATACTTCTCTTCCAGTAAGTTAGTAGGACCTTTGTACACGGCTGAACCTGGCCGGTTTATATCAGAAATACTAGTACGGTCCGAGGATCCCGAATACGTTATTAGAGTAGAAGCAGACATACTAAAATTCCGTAACGCTAAGAACGATCCAGAGTCATATAACATGCGGGATAGTGATGGCAAATTTAATCCTAGTAAGGCTGCCTATCTAACCGTAGCTATGAAAGTCGGAGTGCATAATAGAACCAAAGAAGAATTGATAACTCATGCTAGGATGGGAGGGCTAAAGGGAGGAAAAGTAACAAAAGCTAGAAAGGTCGGCATATTCAATAGATCTATGGAAGAGATGAAGGCTACCGGAAGGCATGTAGGGCTTACACAAAGCCTAGAAATAAAAATAGCCAATGGAAAGAAATCTGGAGAATACTGTAAGGTTAACAAGTTAGGCATACATTCTCAAACTCATGAAGAACACGTAGCGCAAGGAAAACGAGTTAGCTCTATGAAAAGAAAGTGTGATATTTGTGGTTTAGTTTCATCACCCTCTAATATATTTCAACATCAACGGGCGACCGGACATACGGGAGTTACAAACAATGACATATAAACCTAAATCTATTTTCCCCAAGTTTTCCCTTGATCGTACTGAGATTCATTGGGAAGACTATCTCACTATCCTTACCCCATGGGAGAACTGTCAAGGCGTTTGGTTCAAAATGGAACATGAATTTGCGCCGTTAGGGTACGGTGGGCCAAATGGCTCCAAATGCCGACAGCTTATTCACCTAATGAGTAGTACTCGAGCAGGCAAGACGCACGTCCTCTCCGGAGCGAGCGTAAAGTCCCCTCAGTTGTCTATGAGTGCGATTATTGGAGCGCACTATGGACTACCTAGCCGCCTTATCGTGGGAGCTACTAAGCCAGAGACGCTCATGAACCATCCCAACCCGCGTATCGCGGCGGGATTTGGAGCAACGTTCGAATACATCAACGTAGCTTATAACCCGGCTCTTCAGCGAGAAGTAGCTAAGCTAACCAAACCTTCCAGTTTGGTCGTGAAGTATGGTATCACGGTGGATCATCAAACCTGCACAGTGGAAGACCTGCTAGCTTTCCACGCGGTTGGTGCTAATCAGGTAAAGAATCTTCCAGATGAAGTGAACGTGTTGATCGTTCCTGCCGGTTCGTGTAACTCCCTAGTTAGCGTGCTGACGGGCTTGAGACATGATCCAAAGAACGTGAAGATGCTCTATACCTTAGGTATTGGTCCAGACAAGATGGACTGGGTGAGAGAGCGTTGCGATAAACTGGGCTTTAATATTGATCACATGCCTTTCCGTTGGAAGCATCACAGCCTTCATGACACCGGTTTCTCCACCTATCAAGATGTAATGAAAGAATCCTTTGGAGGTATTGACTTTCATGGAACATATGAAGGCAAAATGATTCGTTACCTTAAGAGTAAGGGAGGTCTTAACCAAGACGGTACGGTAGGATTCTGGATCGTCGGTTCTGAACCAAAATTGAACGTCATCGAGCCGTTCTATACTAATCCTGAATTTGCATTGGAGACGGTATGAGTGACAGACTATATCAGCTTGAGCTGCGCGTCTCAATGTTGGAATCGGCATTGCGCAAACATGGAATCGATACTGAAGAGTTTCCACGCCAACAAGCTGATGATTCTTGTATTGAGCCTGATCCTGTACTAACTCCGAAACAACTTCGAGCAGCTGGTTATCCATACTGCCCAAAGTGTTTCACATTTGGATCAAGCCATCGCAAGGATTGTCCGAATGTTGATGCTGGAATGTCGAAACACGTTAGGACGGAGGCGGTATGAGCTATTTGAATCACGATCAAATCGTAAATCTATGTGAAGATGGAGCAATGGATTACTGGTCCGCGGATTGCGTAAATGCGGCTAGTCTAGACTTACGATTAGGCGAAACAATCTTCATGGAAAAAGTAAATACTGGCACCCGTAAGGTAATAGATTATCGCGCTCGTGAAAAGATGGAAATGATGGAAGTTACTATAGGTAAAAACGGTATTTTCATTGAACCGGGTCAGTTCTTCCTAGCTCACACAGTAGAGCAATGTAACTTCCCGGACGATCTTGCAGCCCTATTTCGTATCAAATCTAGTATGGGGCGTATCGGGTTGGAGCACATGGACGCCGGATGGGTAGATCCAGGTTTCCACGGAGCACTAACTCTAGAGTTCAAGAACATGACTAAGTATCATGCTATCCATCTACGACCAGGCGACAAGATTGGTCAGTTGATCTTCTTCCGAGGAGGTCAAGTTAGAGCTGATCAAAGCTATCGAGTTAAGGGTAATTACAATGGCCAAGAAGGTATCATGCAAGTCGGATATAAAGGAGCTTGAAATGACCGACCGAGAATTGCTCGAACTGGCGGCGAGGGCCGCAGGTGGTATCAGCGCTGGAATAAAATTTAGCTATAGATATAACCAGTTTTTTACGGGATACGACACAAAAACTCAGAGAAAAGTCTGGAATCCGCTAACCGACGACAGAGATGCGCTAAGGCTGGCGGTTAAGTTGAATATTATTAACACTCGCGCTAGCGGATATGAATGGCCTATTTTCGATATGTTTGTGCGTGACAATGACAACCCATATGCCGCAACCCGACGCTCCATCGTTCGTGCGGCTGCTGAAATTGGGAGGAACTGTAATGGACTATAGACTGAAAGAAAACCGGGAAGCCTACTTCACTCAGCTTTACCAGATGAACCTTACTCATGGAGTTATGCCCGGTCTGGTTTATTTATATATGCCTGAGTTGGCTAAGAAGTATCACTGGGACATGGAACAGAAACTCTGGTTTGCGTTCATCAATGGTAACACGCAAAACCCCATTACTTCCATGCGAATCTTTCGTAGGTTTCCAGAACCTCCGCAGAATAAGGTTGAGCTCCGGGACTTGACGGATTGGTTTAATGAAGAGTGGGAACGGCTCAGTTTTGATACGGATCGTCGCTACCAGAAGAAAGACTTCCCGGCCGCAGTACAGTCATATTGTACCGCCGTTTGGGCTTTTGATACTCAAGAATCTCTACTTACGGGAACCTATTCCGAGTTGTGGGGTAGGGTTACTGACAGCTTTCACAGTTTCGGACGATTAGCTACCTTTTCCTACCTAGAATATGTTAAAATTATGGGGGCTGGGGCAGACTGCGACAACCTGTTGTTTGAAGACAAGTCAGGTAGCAAGTCGCACCGCAACGGAATGTTGTTCTTGTTGGGTTTCGATAACTTGGTTGATGACAAGAGAGCAGATAACGAATTTGATGGCTCGTATGACAATTTCAAAGCTATGTGCAAATGGCTAGATATGGAAGCGAGTAAGTATCTAGCTATGTGTGAAATAACTCACAAAGATGCGGGTAACTTCACTTTAGAAAGTCAGTTATGTCAGTTCAAGAACGGGTTCTTCCGTCGGCGCTACCCAGGAGTTTACGCAGATATGGCTTGGGATCGCATTAAGTGGTATGAAGATAGATCACTATTTGATGTAACCGATGATTTCCGAGTGATTCGAGAAGATAATTTACCAGTCTGGCTGCGCGAAGAGTGTGAAGAACCTGCATTTGCTTACCTGAATGCTCGCAGTAAAAGAGCATCGCAATTCATGGATACGGGTGTTCCGTTCCGTGCTGAACATTTCCTTTAGGAGAATATAGATGAGTAAAAAGATTGTTTCTTTGCGTGGAACTTCGGGGAGCGGGAAAAGCACAGTAGCCTTCACCT